GTTTCAAGTATTACGTATCGGATCGCATCTATCGCATGATTGAAAGCATCAATCGGTTCGTTTAGCCATTTCCCGTTGCTGTCTTGCTCGTAAGTGTAATTTTTGAATTCTTTGATCACGTTTGCGGATTGTTTTGTTACGCATATCTTATACTCAAGCATTTTCGTTATACCTTCCTTTATTGAGCCATTGCTTTTCTTTACAGGTTTGATATTTATACCTGCATTGCGTATTTCTTGAATCAAACGTGGGTCTGCGCTTTCTGCAATGACTTTTTTGGGATAATGCGGCTTCAATTCTCTAATTATATCTGACGTAAGCATATATGTTCTATAACATATTTCGTCAACATATAAACACTCGCCATATATTCCAGTATCGACAATAGCTGTTGGGTCACAACTATAACCGAAGTCAATCCCAATATGGTTCATTTTGACGTGACCGGGAATTTCGTCAATGATTTCAATATTGGTGAAAATTAACCCCTCGATTTGTGCTTGTAATCCAAGCCCGTAAATCTTCCAAAGGCTTTCGTTCTTATGTTGCAGGCTCTCTATTTCTCTGATAATTGTTTCCTCGAGAAAAGGGTTGTCCTTATAAGTTGAAATAAAATGGAATGTTTTCTCTTCTTTGTTTACTTCACAAATCCAGTGATCATCTGAAAAAGAAGGATTATAATCGAGTAACGTAAATTTTGTTGTCCTCATTTTCAATTGCTGCCATTCAATATACTTTAATTCGTTTGCCTCATTCACAAACAAAATATCCCTTTTCCTGCCTCTTAGTTTTTGTTCGCTATCGGTAGAAAAAAACTCAACCCATGAACCATTCGGGAACATATATGTCAATTCCGTTTTGTTCAACGCCTTTTCGTCAAATATTCTCATTTTGTTGAGTATTTCCTTAAAATCAATGAAAACCGACCCTTTCAACGCAGGAAGTGTTGCCCTGACAATCGACAAGCGTGTTCCTGAATTGTTTAAACAATAGATGATAAGCCATATAAGGATGTTATATGTCTTGGAACTATTATGACAAACCGTCCCATCCTCAAGCAAAAAATATGGGGAATTATCAAGCTCAAACCCATAATACTTGCCAATCCCTGCATCCTCTATATCTATAGTCGTACTGAAATAGTTTCTATTGCAATTTTTATTTTCTATACGTTTCCGTGGAATTTTTAGATACTGGTTTAAATCTCTAAAATTGGAGTGATTAATCTCGATTGAATATGCCTTACTTTTGTAAACCGAACCATCCTTTCTTTTCATGTTTGCAGCTATCTCAATTATTCCATTTGTATAAAATCCACTAAGACGGCATATCTCTAAAACCCCCTCAAGTATTTTTTTATTCGTTTGTGTGATACATATCGTGTTCCTATCCGTCTTACACCCGTCACTATCTATTAACCCAGCTAATAATTTCAAACGATTCTCGTAGGAATTATAGATATAAATATCTGGTATATGCTTATTCTTTATTAGATTTAGCTCTCGGAATTTATCCCTAAAAGCCATTATTTTACCCTTTAATGGCTTATTTCTAAATCCATCCTCGCAGACCCTAAATCTATGAGAAACAGAATCAACCCTATAAGCATAAGTATCAAGTTTTTTTGCGAAATCGTAAAACCATTCGATAACCTCATTATCTATATTTGTTATTTCATATGGTCTTATTGAACTCCCATCTCCCAACCACATACCAAGATAGTACGGATCGATTGGTAAACTCTTTTCAGAAATCATACACATAGTATTCTTGAATCCTGTATATCTTAATCTGAATTTCTCGCTCTGAGTTTTGAAATATTCAATATCAAAGTCGTGAATTTTTTCACAATCAAATGGCTCATATACCCATTTTCTTTTCTCAGCGCTTTTATATCCCTCAATAGCTAACTTTCTTCCCAGTGTTCTTGTTTGTTTCAACGATAAAATATGATTTGAGTTTACAATATAGTCTATACACCTTTTTTGTTTTACCTTATATAACTTACCAATCCCACTATGTATTGAGACAACGGAGTTATATCCATTCCCCTCAATATTCATCACCTTATCGCCAACAACAATAGATTCAATTGGTTTTAGCGTACCATCATGCATCCGTACAAGTGTGCCAGCACCAAGGCACCTACTACTCCCTTGCGCCGAGATGGTTGTATAGCCTTTTTTTATAGCCTTGTCAACAATTTTATAAACTTTCGTTGTCTGAATTGTCATTCCTTACATCTTCCGTTTTATCGATGATCTCGATTTTAATATCCGGGAATAAGTCTTTCCCGTCTTTACCCGTCAATTCGGCCCGTAGTGGAGCATCAAATCCAAGCATGTTATTAATTGCATCAAGGCTTCGCTGTTTGTCGAACAGCTTAATCTTGATCTCCATGCCGTATTTTGTTTCTTTTGTTGTAATCTCCTGAATGATTGCTTTTTGGGCAGGTGTAAGATTTTCAAATTCCTTTAAAGATATCCAACCGTCCCGTAACTGCCCTGCATCGGCAAAAGCAATTTTTTCATGTTCTTTCAAAACACGCAATGCCGAAATTTGTGCCGTCTCGGAAAGATTATTTTGTAGATATTTTATACGTTCTTGAATGTTAGCTTTTGTTAACAATCTACATCCTGTTACACGAGCTGATTTTTCGGAATATCCTGCCAATATGGCTGCTTTTGTTGCATTCAAATGCAAAACATACTGGTAACAAAAGCGTTTTTCTTTTGGTGTAAGTTTCTTTTTATTTATATTTTTATCTTTGGTTTCCATAGTTAAATTGTGAATTAATTTGCATTTCAGCCTTTTCTTTGCTGATAATCGAACGGATAAGGTCTATTTGATGCACACACATTGAGTTTAGTCTATCCAACCAATCAACCAGGAACATTTCGTCGCTTGCAATACAGTCGACGAGCGCATTTTGAGCTTTTGCGGATAAATAATTCTCCTTTGCTATTTTAATAATTGTTTCGCTTATTTCGTTTGTTTTTTTAGACCTTACAAGTTGTTTTGCAATAGCAAGCAAATATCCTGTGCGTGCATGATATACTGCAATTTCTTTTCCACGCTCGATTGCACCGTCCGCACTATCGGGAATCAATGTTTCCAATTCTGCCTGCATATCTGCGCATTCTTTTTTTATTTCGTCAAACGTCATTTTTTCATTCTTAATAGAATAGAATACAAAACAATACAAAAATAAAACGTGTATCATAATAATACACGTTTCAATGAAAAACTTATTCTATATTTATCTACAATTGCTTTTTCTCTTTATTTTATGCTGTAAAACATGCTTTTTGTTTTGCAAATAAAAATGAGAACTTCTATGTTTGCATTGTTAATCGCACCAGAAGGAATTGAAATAAACTTTTATTTCTTGATGCTCTTTTTGAAGAGTATTTAATCGAACCAGGAAGGGTCTGTCAATCAGTAAATTCTGATTTCCTTCCAATAGGTAAGACAGAAAAGCGGGGGATTGCTCCCCCGCTTGTTATATTTCCCATTATAAAATCCCTCCATGTAAAAGTGAAATTAAAACACTATCCCTTACCTCCTGATTTGATCTTTTGAATGGTTGCATGTTTCTTTTTATTAAAATGCTGTTCAATTCTTTATGTGTTATCTTTCCTCCTGAACCCTTCCAGCACTTTCTTAAAGGTCGCTGTTCGATAACCTCTATTCCGTAATGCCTGCACATCTCGACAATTTTTCTTCCGACTTCGTGGTTCCTTCCTGCTGAATTGCCTTTTGCGGCAGCCGTTCTGTAATTATCTTTATTCCCTTTGTGCCAATTGTGTGAAATCAACCAACTTGCCTCAACGATAACAACTAATGAATAATTCCCTTTTTCAGCCATCTTTTTTCTTGCCTGCAAATAATCGAGAAGTTCGGGAAAGGCAAGCGTTGTTGCTTCCAGTAGTCTGTTTTTTAAGATTAATTCAGCCACGCCGGATTTATCCACGTCCGGATCAATGCCGATTATCATATCATATTTAATCATTGTTGAGGATAATCACATTTATAACGTATCAGGATGCAACCATTTG